CAATTCTTGCAATAATGGTATAGATAATATCGTGTGTAAATTCAATAACTTTTCTCCATTAGGTCCATCTCCTCTTTCTTCTAATAACCAATCCCTAACGTATATCTCACCCTGAGCCTTAATACCAGCTGTCATATGTATACCATACCCTCTATTCACTTTAGAGTTCTTAATAATATCTGACAATATAGATGGTTGAGGTTTAAGTAAGTGTAAACACTTCTTATGTTCGAAGTATATCTTAAGCCCTTTAAGCTGGTTCTCATACAACGTTTGAGCATTATAATACTCTAGTAACAATCTGATCTGTTCGTACTGTGTCTCCGCTCTATCAGGCCTTCCTGTGTATTCTGCGACCACCATATTGTACGTCTGATCGAACTGTGTAAATGTCTTATATATAAACGTAGAACCTAACGACATTGTAGTGGAATTATCCTGATCGTATGGATCGGTTCCTGCTATATACATACCGTAAGGTATTTCTCCGTTATCATTCTTCCAAGGATGTTCCCATATAACAATACATCCTGTATTATCTTCATCTCCTTTGTGTGGAAACTTATCTACAGGGAATAGTGTAGGGTCTGGAGACCAGACTACTTCCTGATTCTGTCTGTATAAATGCCCTAACATTGAAGCTGCTGTAGCTTTTTTAGAAACCTCTAACTCTCCCAACCACGCATTTAACTCTGCTGTAGGAAAGATGTTGCCGGAAATACGCAAAAAAGCCTCTCTTGGATTTTTAGGGAATTGAGTTACGTACTTTTCCCAACTCTTCTTATTAGATCCTCTTCGCTTAACCTCTCTTTCCCTGTCTAGTTCTATAGCTGCAGCTAATCGATGTGAGTTTCCATCCTCATCTACCGCATCAACTACAACCATATCCTCTGGATTCTTCTCTTGAAACTTCTTTACGTCTTCATACGAAGGCACGTTAGCATTAGGCTTATCTACGTATTCCTTTGGTATCAGTACCTTTCCTGGCTTATACCAATGATCATCAATAAACATTCCACAAGCTGTACCATATGATCCCTCATCATATATATTCTCGAAAGGTCTCAACCAGTATGTTTCTGGGTTGTAGAACATCTCTGCGAAATCTGCAGACCCAAGCTCCATATCACCACCAGTTCCAAATAGTATTGGCATTCCTGTCATGATACTACCATCCCGGAATACAGGTGCTGTAACTGCATACGATTCAATTAAGTTTGGCCATTTACCTGCTTCTTCAAATAACATTAAATCCGCAGTCTTACCAATCGCTGCAGAGAAGTTATCCTTAAAGGTAAGTGTCATAACTTCAGACTTCTTTCCTTTATCTACACCATCCTCTGTGAATCCAGACTTAATATAATCCTTCTTATCTATAAGACGCTCCATACCGAAGTCAGTCTTCATCTTGTTAAAGTTAAGCATCTCCAATGTCATATCCATTGTAGCCTTAGAGTAAGACTGTAAATATGCCCCTATCAGTGAGATAGAGTTACGATTAAACGTATATTGGTGTGCTACTAGAGCTCCTGTCTTAAAGGAGAAACCCTTACGACGAGACTTGGCCACTATAACACCTTGACTGTTCTCTCTAGCTATTTCCACTTCCTTAAAGAAGTAGTAATCTAAATCTAAGAACTTAGGAAAGGTAAGTATCTTTCGTTCGATCTTACCTTCTGTTACAGTTACTTTAATTCTACAGAAGTTTAAATAGAAGTAGTGAGGTCCTGTAATCCGTACTCCACCTACTGTGTAGCCGTTTAGACACCTCTCTTCTTGCTCATCCCAGTACTCTTTATGAGCACCAGTACCTGCAGGAGCTGATGTAAAGTACCTAGTATCCTCATTACTTCCACTTTGCTGATACGCAATAGCTTCTCTAGAAAACTCCCTGGTATTAGTAAACCAAGGTTGTATCTCTACTGTATTGTATTTAGTTCTTTGCTTTATCGCTGTTGTCATGTCTACGTTTTCCTTGAATAACTTTCTCTAAGTAAGTATCTAGCCATTTAAGGTCCATGAACTCAGTGTTAATAAGATGCATACCATTAAGATATATATGTGATCCTGTGGCGGTTAACATTAAATCATCTCCTACTGGTCTAATTAAATCTCCAGAACCTCTAATCTGTGTAAACTTGATCGTCTTCAATTGTGTTTTTGTGATTGCCATTATCTCTCTCTATCTCTGATTATTTTTTTACCTCTAATATTTGACTTCGTGTCAACTTCTTTCTTAACCTTCTGTTCTACTTTATCTAATGATTCTATTATACTACCAACTTCTTTAAGATTTCTAACTGCGTCAGTAGCCTTATATAAAGGAACTCCTTTCTCATCTGTTACATGGAAGTCCACCTCGTCGAAGTAAGCTGTTAGCTTATCCGCTAATCCTCTTGCTGACTCTAAGAACCTCATACTGTATGTGTTCTGTAACTCGTTGTATTCAGCCTCTGCAGCTCTTACAGCTGAGTCTGGTTGCCAGTCAGGAGTCTTAATGAACTCTCCAATCACCTTAGTTATCCTATCCTTACGTGGATATATAGAATACGGAGACTTAAAGTCGTTCACGAAGTAAATATATGATAGTTCTTGTGTTGCTTTATGCTTTGCTTTAGTCTTATCTCGCTCCCATATAGCTTTAAATGGAGGGATAGCTACTGCATTTGGATCGATTACCACTTTGTAATCCTTGTATGTAAATAATGACATAGTTTATTTATTTGTAACCCATTTTTGTTCTATAAGACTCGTCACTTAGTAGTGCTTTAGCGTCCTTATATCTCATTCTAATAATCTTATCTCCTACTCCGTCAACTGTAATCTTACAATACTCTGTCCTGATATTTCCTGCTTCATTATAATGTTGCTCACACCCGGAAATTATTGTTATATCTCTACAGAACCATTTAGTTCTTAAGTCTTCTTTTACTAGTTTTATGTCAACTGCCTCACCTTCAGGAGTTTCTGTAATAACCTCGTCGTATAGATCTCTAGTGACAATAAACTCATGACTTTGAATCATTTTTTTTAGCATTAAAAGCTTCCTTTCTACCTGGTTTAACACCAAACACCCCGAAATAAGGATGTCTATAGGCTTTAAGTTCACCTTGTTTCATAAGAGCTGCTTGAAACTTAAAGGGATGACGAACTATCATCTCTATTATATGCTCTGGGAGCCTAAACTTCTCTGATAACTCTTCAATAATCTTCTTGTTCATAGTCCTACCTCTTATTATAAACTTATTTGAGCCCACTGCAAGATTTGAACTTGCGACTTGCGAATTACAAAAACGCTACTCTACCACTGAGTTAAGCGGGCAATTGACAGGCTGCACCTTCCTGTCTCGTCGTCTAAGGTTTTCTATCCAATGATGGACCAAGGTGACGCTTTCCCTTTAACCTATAGGTGCTTATATTGATACAGCTAATGAGAGACTTTCACTTTCATTTCCCGGATAGACATTCCGGTGTCTTAATTAGACGAATTAACTGTATCCTTAGTTGCGAGGGGCAGAATCGAACTGCCAGCCACGGGTAATGAGCCCGTTATGTTACCTTTACACTACCTCACGATATATCTTACTTATTCTCTTCAATGAACGCTTCAATCTCTTCGTACTTTATAGTACGTTCCTCCGCTATTGGAAGGATCTTCTTCTTGTATTCTTCATACACTTCATAACTCATGTCGAATACTTCAGCAGCATTCTTAGGTGTCTTACCATCCTCCTCATACAATAGACCCACTACCTCTGTTAACTCTTCATTAAACTCATCCTTATGCTTAAAGTTTGAGTGATGATGCTCATGAGTATTAGTATAGTCTATCTTATCATTAACATTAACATTATAGATCTCAAAGAACCTCTTTAGTTGCTCTGCAGGACTCAAAGCCTTACGTTGGCCTTGAGTCTCCTGAGAATCTATCTTTAATACCTTATCTAAATCAGTAGAGAAGATGGCTTTAAAAAAGAACCATATAAGTCTTACTCTATTAAACATCGTACTTTCCTATTACATCATACTCACGTACTGTAAAGAATGTTCCTTTTGGTGTCGTTACTTTAAATGCATGGCCTCTAATAGCTATCCTATCTCCCGGCTCCATCTCTTTCTTACATGCAACTCCCTTAGAGATCAATGTAAGCTTTTGATTCGTTACATCTCCTTCTTTATCTCCTTCAAAGATCATATCCAATACTTCTGTATCAACTCCTTCTAACTCTTCATCGGATAATTTAGGTGTACAGATGATCATATACAAGATCATATCGTCATACGGTGTATAACCTGCTCCATTCTTAAGGATCTCTGGGATTAATGCTTCAGAAGCTTTTGCTCTAGCTACAAACTCATTGATTACTTCCTTATCTCTAGCTGGTTCTGTGAACACTGCTAATTCGTTTTCGTTACTCATGTCTATCTATTTAGTGAATGTTATATTGTAATAATGGCAAAGTTAACTTAAACAGTTGTAACAAGCAAACTTTATTATAGCTTTCTTTGCACAAAAGGTGTTCTTTACCCGGAATATAAGAATAGTGATCTATTAATAATGGGTGCAGTCTCTTGAAACTAGGTGCAAACTCACCTTATTAATCCAAATAGAACTCCCTTAGCATTTCTTGCAATTCTTCCGGCATATAGTCTTCATCTTCCTCCTCATCCTCTTCTAAGGGAGCATCTGCTGTCTTCTCAAACCTCCATGTAGCGAATGCAGGCTCTTGAGCTCTATTAACAAGAGGTATAGCTACTAATGGATTCTCTATCTCCTCTAGAAGTACTCCAACTACTATCTCATCGTTATTATGGAATCCTCTAATGGTATACTCATCGCCATCCTTAACCCAGTTAGGAACCACTGTAGGGTTCTCTCCTGAAGGTCTTACGGCATTAACGCACTTTACTGTATCTCCTATATCAAACATCTTTACCTGAGTTAAGAGTTATTTCGTGTAATTTCTTCTTTAACTGAGATACGGTCATTCTCTTGTAAAGTATAGGTTCTATTTTCTGAAGAGTAGGTCTAGGTGAATCATCCTTTATAATGTACATAGGTACTACTTCTCCATTAGTATGTAGATTAAACCTTAACTCACTATCCCA